CTAATACAAGTAAATCGTAGCCCTGCAGGAAGTGCTAATGATACAAGAGGTTTGTTTTCAACAGGGGTAACTTCTAGCGCTGTAAAACTTAATGTGATTCAATATATTACCATAGCAAACACAGGCAATGCCACAGATTTTGGAGATGCTACTGAGGCAGTTCGTTTTGGTTCTGCACTTTCCTCTACAACTCGTAGTGTGAGAGGTGGGGGTCAAGAAGGTGCTGATAGTAATCCGTCAAATGTAATGGACTACGTTACTATCGCAAGCACTGGTAATGCTACTGATTTTGGGGATTTGAGTGCAGCAAAATCAGAATTAGCAGCTTGTTCCTCATCGACAGTAGGCTTGTTTGGAGGTGGTTACACAAATACAGGCCAGAATGTAATAGATGCTATTACTATAGCAAGCACAGGAAATACAAGTGATTTTGGAGACTTATTAGCGACAAGACGTCAAAACGCTTCAGTGTCCTCAAAGTTTAGAGGTGTTTTTGCAGGTGGTCTATCTGAAACAAATGTTATTGAGTACGTCACTATAGCAAGCACAGGTAATTCTCAAGACTTTGGTGATCTTACACAATCAAGATACGGTCTTAATATAGGTAATGTTGCACAATCTCATGGGGGCATAGCTTAATGTCTAAGTCAAACTTCTTTGGTGGTCTAATAAAAACAAACCCCACTTTACCTACAGCTAACTCTTCTAGTGCTTACGGTACAGCTAGTGGTGTATGGAACTTAGAAGAGGCAGCAGCTTTTAGAAAAGCAGGTGATTGGCCTGTACCTGCTAGTCCTCCAGGCGCTCCAACTATTACAAGTGCTACTGCAGGTAACGAATCAGCTACTGTAGCATTTAATGCTAATGCTGATAACGGTGGTTTAAATGTTACATCTTTTACTGCCACTGCTTCTAGTGGAGAAACTGCTTCAGGTAGTAGTTCTCCTCTTACAATAACAGGATTAACTAATGGCACTGCAATTACCATTACTGTTACAGCTACCAATCCATCAGGAACAAGTGCTGCAAGTAGTGCAAGTGATAGCATTACACCTGCGTTAGCAGCAAGAGGTTTATTTGCAGGAGGTAGAGATCAGCATAATCAATATGATATAGTTGACTATATTACTATTTCTAGCACAGGTAATGCTCAAGATTTTGGAGATCTTTCTCAATACAAGTATCAGGCTTTTGGAGTTGGATCAGAAACTAGAGGCATCACTGCAGGAGGACGTAGAGACAGCTCTAATCTAAATGTAATAGAGTACTTTACTTTTCTTTCTACAGGAAACGCTACAGACTTCGGAGATTTAACAGTAGCAGGTTATTTAGGAGGTGCTACTTGTAATAATACACGAGGTGTTTTTGCTGCAGGTCTTAGTAGAAGTAACACTATGGACTACGTTACTATAGCAAGTACTGGTAATGCCTCTGACTTTGGAGACTATGCGTATAGTGTTTATGGTTTAAATTTAGGCGTTGCATCGAGCACAACAAGAGGTTTGTTTCATGGTGGATATAAATCAGGAACAGATTATGAAACTCAAATTGAATACATTACAATAGGAACAACAGGTAATACTACAGACTTTGGTGATGCTACAGTTACAGCCTATGCCAGAGGTGCTGTTGCAAGTCCTACAAGAGCAGTTTTTGCAGGGGATTTTTATGTACCTGCAAATATTATGGATTATGTTACTATAGCTTCAACAGGTGACGCTACAGACTTTGGAGACTTATCAGGTAATAGAGCCATGTTAACAGGAGTTTCATCAAAAACTAGAGGTGTTTATGGTGGTGGCAGATCCTCAAATACTAACTATGGTCTTGATATAATGGAGTATATAACTATTGGATCTACAGGAAATACCACAGACTTTGGTGATTTAACACAGGCGAGAGAATCACCAGCAGGTATGTGTGTTTTTCAGGGAGAATAGCTTGCTTTATATGTATAAATATGTTATAACTACACTCTAACAAAAACAATAATAAACGGAGTTCTTTATGGCAAAAGCTAAGAAACAAACCAACGCTATAGCAACAGCAGATTTTAATATTCAGCTACCAACATCTAAACCTGAATACAAGTCTATGCTTGCAAACATACAGGAACATGCACCTGCTATAGCACAAGCATCTAGCAACTTTTATAAGTCGCACTCTCAAATGATGTCAGTAACATTAGACGTAACTGCCATTACACCCATACGTTCTATTAAACACAGTCTTGCAGAAATAGAAAAAACTAAAAGTGCTTTAAGAGAATCTTACTTTAAGATGAAAAAAGAGGAAGTAAAACTAAAAAAACTAGAACGTAAACTGTTAGAAGAAGATGATCATCTAGAACGAGAAATGTTAGAAATAAAGATAAACGAGAAACAAGCACAAGCAGAAAGTTCTCGTGGATATGTAGAAGCTGCAGTACGTAAACTAAACTTCTTTACAAATCAATACGACAACCTGATGAAGAAGATAGGTAAAGAAGAACTTACTGAAGCAGACTACGAGTTAGAAGAAGTCAAGTATCACATTATGACCTGTATGAAACAAGCGCTAAACAGTGCTAGACCTAGAGGTGGTGTGATTGACGAGGGTAACATGATCTATTTATTTGATTTAGGTATCCCTGCAGCGCAAGCCCAAGCAGAAGTATTTGCATATTTAAACTGGGAAAATGAATTAATGAAAGATGGTAAAGCTCCAGAGCATCATCACACTGTAGCGTGGCTAGAAAAACTAGCAGATAAGTGGGCGCATTGTCCTGCAGACTTTGCAAACAGTAGAGGGTTTAACATTTTAGATGAAACATCTTTGACGAACACACCACAGTTAGAGGATAAAACAGATGGCGTATAAAGTAGTAAAATATAGACTAGAAGCAGATGGTACAATACCAACATGGCTAAAGTTTGGTGTACCTCAAGGCACAGGCGGTATGTATCCAGTTCCTGATAGCAGCACAGCCTCGCCTAGAGATTGGATTCTAATAGGTATAGCTGACGATGGTGCAGATATATCTGGAGCTATAGAAGAGATAACTTCAAAATCAGATTTACAAACATATTTATCTAATCAAGCAACGGCAAATAACTGGAGAGATCCAGCACCAACAGAAGAAAATCAAGATGCAACAACTACATTTGATGCTGCAGCTCATGCTACTATGGTGTGGGATGATTTAACTACACTTAATGGAGGTTAGGCGTGGCTGATAT